CACCGATTTAATCAATAAATACCCTTACAGTATAAATACAAGAGGAGTTTATCATGGCTGACAAAAAGAAGTTAGATGATATGCTAGACGCGTTAATCAACAAGAAAGACGAACAGGCAGAGGTCCACTTTCACGATTATCTAGAAGATAAGATGAAAGAAGTACTAAATCCTGGAGCTGAAGTAGAAGCAGACGTTAAAGTTGACGACGAAGAAAGCGAAGCAAAAAAGGATTAAGGAATTATGGAAACACAAATTCTCATTGAAGAATTGAACCCAACAGAGGCTAATATCTCTGAGTCTGTATCAGAAGACGGCAAAAATTGCTGGCTGTCTGGTGTATTCATGCAAGCAGAGATTCAGAACCGTAACGGTCGTAAGTATCCTCTGAATGAGATTACTAACGCTGTGACAACTGCGCAGCAACGCATCACAGAATCAAAAGGCATTTTTGGTGAGCTAGATCACCCACAATCACTTCAGATTAATCTTGATCGTATCTCTCATGTTATCACTGAGATGAATATGAGTGGTACAAATGCCGTTGGCAAAGCTAAATTACTAGATACGCCAATGGGAAAGATTGCTAAAGAGCTCGTTAAGAGTGGTGTACGTCTTGGTGTTTCCAGTCGTGGCGCAGGCACAGTAGCTGAATCAGGCGGTGTAGAAGGATTTCAATTTGTAACAGTAGATATTGTTGCGCAACCGTCAGCACCAGGAGCGATTCCTAGTGCAGTTTATGAATCACTATTGAATTCTGAAAATGGTCGCACAGCTCTAAGTTTAGCTGAGACGGTTCGGCAAGATCCGAAGGCTCAGAAGTACTTTGTTGACGCATTTAAGGCATTTCTAAACGAAGGCTTGTTTGCTAAGAAGTAAAAGTTAGAATTTTTTCGAAAACTAGACCCAAACGAAACCCCGCATAAAATAAGGATATACACGAACTCTCAGAGAGTTAGGTATGCCTGTTTCCCGCACATCATATAAATACCTATCACAATGTAATTTAAAGTTATTTCAACTTTACGAACAAATTAATTTGGGAGATTGACTAATGGATGAACTGCTTCAGAAATTGCTCGAAAGTGAAGTCCTAACTGAAGAAACTCAGAAAGAACTAAAAAACGCGATCGAAGCAACAGTAACAGAAGCTGTTGAGGCAGCGAAGGCAGAGGCATCAGCCGACGTTCGCGCTGAACTAACAGAACAGTGGGTAAACGAACGGGATGCTCTAATCGAAGCAGTTGATGCTAAGGTTGGTGATTTCCTCGATTCAGAATTAGAAGAGCTCAAAGGCGACATCGAAAGATTCCGTGACCTAGAAGCAGAAGCAGCTGAGAAGCTAGTTGAAGCTAAGGCACTAATGGCCGAAGAGTTGAAGGGCGATCTAGCAGAGCTAGTCGAAAAATTGGATTCATTCCTTGAAATTCGTCTACGCGCTGAAATAGAAGAGCTCACAGAAGATATTGATCGCGTTAAGAAGGACGAGTTTGGCCGCAAGATTTATAATGCAGTCCAAGAAGAGTTCCGCGCTAATTTTGCTGACGATGAGTCACTAGAAGGCACACTACGCGAAACTGAGAAGCGTCTTGATGATGCAACAGAAGCTCTTGAGGATACAGAGCGTAAGTTGGCAGCTAAAGAACGCAAAGAGAAACTAGATGATGTTCTTTCACCTCTTTCTGGACAACAGAAGGATGTGATGGAAGCAATTTTGAAGAATGTGGACACAGAGCAGCTTGAAGAAGGTTATAAGACGTTCATCGGCCGCGTTCTCAAAGAAACCGAAGAAGACAAGTCAGAGAAGGAAGATACAACAGTACTAGCTGAAGGTGCTTCGGAAGATGAAGAAAAAGAACTGCTAGAAAATGCTACAGTTAAGACCGGCGATAATGAAGACGTAATTGCAGAAAATGATCAGCAACTCTCTGAAAATGAGAAGAAGCTATCAGATGAAACAAGAGCACGTATTCAACGACAAGCTGGTATTACTAGAGATTAATAGCAAAACTAATAATACATCTTTAATTTAAGTACACTACAGGAGTAATAAAAATGGACGAGATGTTTGAAAACTGGGGAGAGACCAAAGAAGCTTTGCTTGAAGGTCTATCTTCAAAAATGAAAGAGATTGTTTCGCCAGTATTGGAGAATCAGAAGAACTACGTTCTTTCTGAGGCTGCAGCTGCAGGCGCAACACAGGCACACGACGTCGCTGGTTTCCGTAAGATTTTGATCCCAATGATTCGTCGTATTATCCCAGGCACAATTGCAACCGAGCTTGTTGGCGTACAGCCAATGCAAGGTCCAGTTGGCCTAATCTACTCACTACGTTACCGTTACGGTGAGGCAATCACAGCAAACGATCTAAATGATCCAGGTTTTGGCGGCAACGTTAATATCACAGCTAATGATGAAGCCTTTGGTAACATTGAGCAGGCAAATTCAACGATTATTCGCCAGTTCTACGCTGGTGCTGTTGGTGGAACAGATGGTTCGCCTATTGATCCAAATCCATCAGGTACAGATCAAGCAGCTGGTGCTTCTGGTATTGGTCCAAACGCTAGTACAGCAGGTCCCGGTTCACCTAATAATCCTCTCTTGATTGATTCCGCAACTGCTTCAGGTGGCGCATGGGGTTCTACCCAATCTGCACTATCTGGTTGTACAACAGGTGGTTCTGGTTCAACGATTGAAGGATCCGGTGGTCGTCGCATGAGTCTCGAAGTTGTTTCTCAAGCAGTTGAAGCTGGCTCACGCAAGCTACAAGCTGGTTGGACAATTGAGGCAATGCAGGATCTACAGGCACAACACGGTCTAGACATCGAGTCTGAAATGACACAAGCACTTAGTGCTGAAATCGTTCAGGAAATTGATGCTGAGATCATTAACGACTTACTAGCACTTGCTGGTACAGTACAGACATTCGACGGTAACCCAGCGGGTACATACGGCGGCGGTGGCGCAGGTAACTACGCTCCAGCATACGTCGGTGATCGTCTAGCTAACCTTGGTGTTATTATTAACCATGTTACTAACGAAATCGCTCGTAGAACTCGTCGTGGTGCAGGTAACTTTATTGTGGTTTCACCACTTATCGTTTCTGTTCTACAGTCTGCTGCTAAGTCAGTATTTGCCCCAGCAGTTGAAGGTTCCTTTAAGGGTCCTAACAACACAATGTTGGTTGGTACGCTAAACGGCACAATCAAGGTATATAGCTACATTTGGAACGCTTCGGCTTCCGGTCTTGATTTGGGTCTTCCAGCGGCATCACCACAAGTTGGTGCAGATGACACAATCCTAGTTGGTTATAAGGGTGGCAACGGAGAAACCGATACAGGTTACTTCTACGCTCCTTACATTCCGCTAATGAGCTCTGGAGTTGTGGTTAACCCACTAACATTCCAGCCAGTAGTTAGCTTGATGACTCGTTACGGCAAGACATCATTCACGGATGTAACAACATCGCTAGGTAATTCGTCTGACTACTACGGTAAGGTTAACGTTTCAAACCTACAGTTCTCTTAATCGAAACTGGTCGAAAGACAAACTGAGAAGCCCGCTTTATGCGGGTTTTTCTTTGTGCCCAGAATGTTGACTTTTCTCGTAAATCAGCGATAATTAAGGGTATGAATGAATTAGCGGAAATTCGTGCGGACCTTTCTCACTTGCGTGAAGAGCGTGATTTGATGGATTCAGATATGTTAAAACGATCTAATATCCACAGTCGAATCTACGAAAGACGCTTGGACTTTTACGATTGTTTACAAGAGATGAAGAAATGAGCATCAGAACGATTATTGAAATCAATCACGATTATATCAATCGACTTGTTGATCGTGGACATATTAGCGAGGAACTTCGTGACGCTATATTCGGTAATGACGACGATCTAATGGACGAGTTCGGACACATGTTTACACCTTTACAAGGAATTCGTCGACTCGCTCAACGCCACCACTCTGACGAAATTACATTAAAGGTGAATTAAATGTTACAAAATCATGACACTAAGAAAATTGCACAAGAACGTTTTCGGAACCGTCGAAGCGGTTATGGTGTTGGTGTTAGTAAAGAATTAACGAAGTACCTTGAGGAAAAGGGGATTCGTCTACCAAGGAAAAGATAATGTATTGGTTAAAAGTATTATTCACACCGAGTTGCTGGATGCAAAATAACCCGTACTCAGCTGGTTGGAATATGGAACTTAAAATGCTGTTGAGCGAACACAAGTTTAAACGACTCGATAAGGATACCTTAGTTAAACTTGGTGGAGTAGTAATTTGGGTTAATAATCACCCATACTCGTCCTTTAATACATGGGACAGTCTTGCACATAAACACGAAACTGGACTTGAGTACGATGACGATGTTCGTCCAAGTCGAGCAACAATTCTCAAAGCATGGGATCAACTGAAAGATGATTGCGGATAATGTCATAATTGGAAGAGAGATAGTCACACTTGAGGAACTTGGAATCCTCGAGACGGAAACTATTGAGCGTTTTTCTTTCGATGCTGTTCGTAATGATCAAGGTAATCTTTGGCTTCCACACCTTTTAGTTAAAATTGGTGTGTTCAAATCAACCAGTGAATGTAATCAAGTCAATAAGCAACGGCAGGCATCCTCAAAATTCAATAAAGATCCTGATCAGGACCTCTGGCGAAATATTGAACATCCTGAATTCACACATTTCAAAATTGGTAAGAAAGTCTTTAATCTTATTATAGGTGAATAATGGATAATCTCGATCAACTTTTGATTCGTGCTTGTAAAAGCAAAGAACCTGAAATCAGGCTTCGCTCCGTGTATAGGAGATTTTATTTATCAACTGATGATGAGATCAGAGTTAGAGTATCACTTGTCGCTATTCTCGCACGAATATGTGATGATAATCTTACATCAACGATTACGGAAGTTATAACGGGTCTCAGCCCCAACAGATACAATATACTCAACACCAAAACTGAATATCTTGATAGAACACTTTCGTTTCTGATATCAAAAATTCGTCTAGCAAAAACAGACGATCTTCAAGGATTAACTCCTCCGGCAAAATTTAGGAGAAAACGATGAGAATATGTCCATTTCAGTGAAAGAGGTATAAATACTGCAAATTGGAATTTGAAGTACCTATGGAAAAACTAACGTTCAAACAATACCTCGCGTCGAAAGATCAACTTCGAGAAGCGATAAAACAGACTCCCGTTCGAAAAGCTGAGTATGTTATGCGAAAGTATTGTAAACTACCTGTTGGTGAGTCAAAAGAAGATAAGCAATATATTGCTTTGAAACCTAAACACAAACTGATTGTTGAATGGAACCACAAAGAGCTCGAAAATCCCGATTTAATGTCGATTTGTTTTGAAGACGTTGAAGGTGTTGATAAAACCGAAGAGTTTAAATCTTTTTGGTCTGATGATCGTTTTAAAAAGTGGCTTCTAAGAAACACAAGAGAAGTGTAATGGAATTTCATCGAAAGTTGTAACAGTCTAAGGAAAAATATGTACAAATTAATCACATCCGTAAAACAAGAAAACCAACACATCAATAACTTATGTGAAAATTGTGTTGCAGCTCCTGTAAAAACAGGTTTACTTTTTGAAGCTGCTGATAAACTGATCGGTAAAGTAATTGCAGCAATAAATGCTGAAAAGAATCCTTTCGAAGTGATGCCCGGCTCAGAAGAGGTTTTAGCAGGATTGATGCTTCTTGCCAAAGAAACTAATCGTGATGCACTAAACCTGCCTCAGAAGAAATTCGACGTAATCTCGCAGTATGTCGGCGAAAAAGAAAAATTAAAAAAATATGTTGCCCAAATAGCTAAAACTAATGGACAATCCCTTATTGCAAACCTCAAGGCGTACGTGGTTGACCGCGATCGCCGAGATGTTCTGAAGAGAAAACTTGTTCAATTACAGAGTGAGTATTCTCGTGCTAAACAGAAAGTTAATCAAGATAAGAAAATTTCAAAAGTTATCAACGCTTAAAGGGTGATATATGACAACTGCTGTGTCTAGGGGTATTGACTGGTTACTCCGCTTGGACTATCCGTCCGGAACTTCTGAATTGGAGATTAAACGCCATTCAGGCAAAACAAACGACGCACTCGAGATGATTGATGCTCTCGAGATGCTCAGAGTTCTTTTCAGTGATACACGCCGGTGTGTCCATCCGATTTACAAAGGTGAAAAAGAATTCGATTTCATGCACGATCTCAAACAAGCAATTGAAGGTCAGTTTTTTGCGGGAGATGATCAAAAATCAAGCGCCCTTTTACGCAGAAAAAACCGCTCAATGGTTGTTCTGATGTTGAATCCAATTGTTGATTTATTTCAACGATCCTCACACGAAGAAGCTCTCGACGCTGTCGATCAAGTAATTGATAAAGCTATTGACAGAATCATCAACTGTGAACACGACGCAACGCCTGATGATGCATTTGTTGTTCAACACTTGATTGCACGCGAAGTTGCTCGCAGAAACAAGATTCAAGCGGCGGTTGATGGAATTATGCGTCTCCGTCGAAGAAAGAGACGCCGTAAAAAGAAATGAGCCCATAAATACCTCGGATAATTCCGAGGATATAATACATGGGTACATTTGACTCACACGTAGACGCACCAAAAAAGCTACAACAAGAAGGGGAGATGCTTGAAATCTTTCTCGAGCGTGTTGATGCGAACAACGGTGCAATTACGTGGGTAATTCCGCCTCCCGCAGACGGTTGCACAAGAGCTAATCAAGCATACAACGGCATCGTTATCGTTGCTAATACTGTTGCGAATGGACCATCAAATTGGCCCGTCGATGGAACGGTTTATACAGCCGATCCAACCGTTGATACAGATCTCCATGCCGGGGATTCAATTGATAATGGATTAGTTGTTGGAGCATTCTATAACGATAAGACGACAACGTCTCTTAACGTAACAGGTCTCGTTGCAAACACTGCCTACTTTTTCACAGGTCATGTTGTAGATAACGTTACTCGTTATCACAAACAAGGAATGAGCACTTACTCTCTTCCTTTTCTTTACCTTAAACCAAAATCTGATGTAGCAGCTTATCAAGAAGCTACGTTTACTGATAAGCTGGTATCGACAGACGCAACTGGTCTTGCTACCACTGCAACATACACGATTAAACTTACAGTGGATACAGCAACAACACGTACTTTAACGCTTCGTGGATCCGAAGCCCAAACGTACGGTGAGTTAATTGATGAAATTAATAGAGTAATTAAACTCATCGAAAATCCATTCCAAAGCACACAAGCCCCGGACGCAGGAGCATATTGGTTCGACAGTACAACTGGTAAACTTTTCCAGTGGGACGGAACACAACATAACGAAATTGCGTTAATTACAGAAACAACTGATCCAACAGATATTGATGAAGGTGAGTATTGGTTTGATACAGATGACAGTACACTTTATATTCGAAGTGGAGGAATGTGGGTAGTAGTAACAACAATCGATGCTGGATTTGATCCAGCTGATCCACCTGCTGACTCTCTTTGGAGCGAATTAAATACCTCTCCATTAACACCCGTTCGGGCTTGGAAGTGGGATGGTTCTGTTTGGTGTGAACGAGAATTATTTACACAGGCTAAAGATCCTTCCTGTCCTCCAGATCTTGGAGCCAGTACTTATTGGTTTGATGAAAACACATCGATTTTGTTCGTGTGGAATACAACGACAAATGCGTGGGTTCAAACAGAAGGTATTGCTTGGGACGTAGATCCGCAAAATCCAGCAATTGGTACGTTTTGGTTTGATGACGATGATAATGAATTATTCGAAAGAACAAATTCAACAACGTGGACACAACAAACCGTAATTGTATCAGGAACTCAACCTTCTTCAGCAAAAATAGATGGAACATACTGGTTTGATACTATTAACCAGCAATTATTCGTTAAGACGTCTGGAAGTCCTCTTTGGTCACCGCTTGATTCAATTATTTGGGCAACAGATCCAACCGCAACCGATTCGTGTGACTTATGGTTTGATACTTCTTCATCTCCACAAACTCTTAAAGTTTGGGATGCAGTAGATATTGAATGGGAGTTAGTTCAAAGCTTCACAATTTCAACAACTGATCCATCGCTAGCAAACACTATTTCTTCTGGTGCAATTTGGGCACAAATAGGCGGAACAGGTTCTCCTAGTCAAACTACTGTTTATTGGGAATGGGATGGTTCACAATTTCTATTAGTTGATTCATCTACTATTGTTAATGCAGTTGATGACCCAACCGATGTAGTAATTGGTGACGTGTGGCACGATACGACAAATAACATTTTTAACGAACGAACATCTAATACAACATGGACTGCACAAAACATAATTGAATCGGCACAAGATCCAACATTGTTAATTATTGGGACATTTTGGTACGATTCCGCAAACAATACACTTAATATATGGAATGGTGCTACGTGGGTTAACGTAGCATTTTCGTCAACACCACTATTCCCATCAAATGGAGCATTATGGTTTGATACAACAACGGAAACACTATTCGAATGGAAT